CCCTTTTTTAGGGTAAATTCGCAAAATCGAGAGGGAGGAGGAGGCAAATGGCGAGACCATCTAAGCCTGTTTCGGTCATAAAAGGGCAAAATAACACGTCCAGGCGGACGAAAAGGGAGCTCGCCGTGCGGGAGAGAGGGGAAAAATCCCTGCTCACCGGGGAGCCTCTGAGCCCGTCCGAGGAGGTTCTTGCTGAGCCGGAAGCATGTAAGGAATTTCAGAGAGTCCGCGCCCTGCTCGAGGAGATCGACAAGGACGACGCGCTGTACAGCGCACAGATCAATAGGTATTGCATGCTCCGAGCAGAAGAGCGGGCGCTGGTAGCGCGGAAGGCGAAGCTGGAGGCTGCAGGCGATGCCTGCGAGGATCCGAAGGATGCTACTACCTTTTATAAACTCGTGAACGACTGCGACCGGGAGCTCATGAGCAAGCGGAAAATGATGATGGACATCGAGAAGGAAAACGTGATGACTATCGCGGCAGCGCTTCGGACGGTACCGAAGAAACCGGAGAAAGCGTCAAATCCGCTGTTGGAGGTGCTGAATGCCTGAGAAGAATTACTGCTTATACATTCACACCAACCGAGAGAACGGGAAAAAGTATGGTGTGGAACATCATGCAGATTGTCGTCAGCAGGTGGTTGACGAACTTGGTATCAGCACTGGAATGTTTGACATGATAAGAAAGAGCGGACAGCCCTATGTCCCGCGTGGTCGCTCTTTGAATGTGCATGCCGCCCTTGCAGGGTTAGAAATCCGTTATGCCTGACATCATGGACAGCACCGCCGTCAAGTATGCGGAATGGTGTTTACAGCCCGACAATGACAAGGTCGGACACTATGTCAAATTGCAGGCACAGGACTGGCTCAGAATCGCACGCGGGGACGATGACCGTGCCTATGTTGACGAAAAAGCATACGAGAAAATATGTGGATTGCTGAAGCTGATGGTGCATCCCGATTTGCATTGCTCCCTGTATGACGGAATCGAAAGTTATGCATGGCTGTTTATTACGGCGGCACTCTGCACCATGTGGCGCGATGGACAGCCGATATACGACGCGAACAAAGTCAGTTACTCAGACTTGAAGATAAGATACTACGAGACCGCATTGCTTGAAATCAGCCGAAAGAACCATAAGTCATTCTACACGGCTGTAGTCATCATCCTGTTGATGTTGACGGAAAAGCATTTCAGTCGTTTCTTTTCTGTCGCACCTATACTTGACCAGTCTTCTGAGGTCAAACTTGCGGCACGGAAGATTCTGAAAAGCAGTCCGCTTTTGATGGATGAGGCAGACCCAGCGTTCAAGATTATGGTAAAGGATGTGCGCTGTCTTCTGACAGATTCGACATTTACCCCTCTTGCCTATTCGAAAGACAATCTTGATTCTAGACTTGCCAATGCTTTCATCGCAGATGAGGCAGGCGGCATGGACAGTTATCCGCTTGAAGCTATGCGGTCGTCACAGATTGAAATCCCGAACAAATTGGGCATGGTGATTTCCACGCAGTATCCAAATGATAACAATGTTTTCATTGATGAAGTGGACATCTCCAAAAAGATACTCGACCGCATGGACGGTCTGCTTGATTCTATCGGCACATATTTCTCCCTGTTGTATGAACCTAATGATGATTTAAAACAGGGAGATATATGGATGCACGACGACCGCGTAATTTATCAGAGCAACCCGATTGCAGTAGATAAGCCTGCGGTCTTTGCCAACCTTGTCAAGAAACGTACTGCCGCCATTCTCTACGAGAACAAGCGGGAGAATTTCCTCTGCAAACACTGCAACATCCTTTACAAGGGTCTCGGCGCCGAGGGCTACATCGACATCCAGAAGGTCAAGGCGTGCCGGAGAGAGAACGACCCCAGCTGGTGGCGCGGCAGGCGCGTCTGGCTCGGGCTCGACCTCTCGCAGACCTCCGACAACACTGCCGTCGCGATGGTGACGGACGACAACGGCACGATCTTCGGGAACGTGATGGCCTTCCTCCCGGAAGCGGCTGTAGATCTGAAGAGTGCGAAAGAAAAGGTCGACTACCGGCGCTGCGCGAAGGCTGGGGAGTGTATCCCCTGCGGCGACGAGGTCATCGACTACTCTGTGGTGGAGCAGTACATCATGACCCTGGAGAAGCGCCTGGGCGTCGAGGTGGTGCAGGTCGGCTATGACCGGTACAACGCGATCAGCACGGTGCAGAAGCTCGAGGCCGAGGGCATCACCTGCGTCGAGATAAAACAGCACAGCTCTGTCCTGCACGCGCCGACTAAGCTCCTGCAGGAAAAGGTGCTCTGCGGACAGTTCCGGTATGACGCTAGTCGATTACTTGAAATCAATTTTCAAAATGCAAGATGCACTTTAGATACTAACCTTAATCGCTATGTAAATAAGAAAAAATCGAGCGGCAAGGTGGATGAAGTCGTTGCTTTGATAAATGCTATCTATCTATTGCAGCAGGACATCCTGTATAACGACGGTTTCGTCGCGCAGGTCTTATGAGGTGGAATATGTGGCCTTTTACGAAGAAAGAAACAACTGAACAGAGGACATACAGCCTCGAGACGGACGGCATCAAGCTGAATGATGTATTGCTGTCAGCGTGGCTGCAGGGCGGCTATATCTCGGTCGATAAAGCCATGAGCATCCCCGCTTTTGCCGGTTGCGTGAACCGGATCTGCGACACGGTGAGCATCATCCCAATGAAGCTGTACCGCCGCAGGGGGGAGAGCGTGGAGACACTGGACCGCGACCCGCGCGTCAGGCTTCTGAACGATGACACACGGGACACGCTGAGCGGCGCGGACTTCAAACGCGCGATGGTCTTTGACTATCTGACCAACAAGGGCGGCTATGCCTTTATCAATAAGGCAGGCGGCAGGTGGGTGTCCCTGCACTATGTTGACGCCGACAAGGTCTGTTTCGAGGAATCCATCGACCCAATCATGAAGGACTACAAGATCCTGGTCAATGGCAAGGTATACGAGGGCTACCGCTTCCTCAAGCTCCTCCGCCGGTCTAAGAACGGCTACAAAGGCGTCAGCGTTGTGGACGAATCGCAGGACATCCTCCGCGTCGGCTATAACACCATGATTTTTCAGAACAACATGATGAAGCGCGGCGGGAACAAGAAAGGCTTCCTGCAGTCCGACCACAAGCTGACACAGGATGCGGTGAACACGCTGAAGACCGCTTTCAACAGCATGTATGCCGATGACAGCGAGAACTGCATCGTGCTGAATGACGGCGTAAAGTTCCAGGAATCCTCCACGACAGCGGCGGAGTCCCAGCTGGCGGAGAACAAGAAGCAGGACAGCCTCGATATCTGCAAGCTTTTCGCAATGCCGCCTGCAATCCTTAACGGCGGAGCGTCGGAGCGTGACTGGCTGAGCTTCATCCAGTATTGCGTTATGCCTATTCTGGAAATCTTCGCCACCGCTCTGAACCGCGATTTGCTTCTTGAACGGGAGAAAGCAGATTACTATTTCGCGCCTGACGTCACCGAGCTGACGAAGGGCGACATCCGGACACGCTTCGAGGCATGGGGCGTGGCAATCAAGAACGGTTTCATGCAGGTGGACGAGGTGCGGAAACGCGAAAACCTCGAAAGCCTCGAAATGCCGTTCCTCAAGCTCGGATTACAGGATGTCCTTTATGACCCGGAGTCCGGCGGTATCTACACGCCAAACACGGGTCTGTGGGGTTCTATTCGGAACCCGGGCGGAACTGATCCTAAGGACGCGCAGGCGCCTGCAACGCCGGCACCGGCTCAGGATCCGGGAAGCACGAGGAACCGGAAAGGAGGTGCCACAAAATGAAGGTAAAACTGAGGAGTGATTCGGTCGAGATCGAGGGCTATGTAAATGCCGTAGACCGCAATAGCAGGATGATCACCGACGACGACGGCTACCCGATCCGGGAACGCATTCAGCCGGGCGTCTTCGGCAAGGCCCTGCAGGAGAAGCGGGACGCCGGCTATAACATCCCGATCCTGCTGAATCATGACAGTACGAGAGTGATCGCTCAGGACGGTATCACCGCCGCGCTGGAGGAGGACAGCATCGGACTGCATGCAGTTGCTACCATTACGGATCCCGAAGTGGTGACGAAGGCAAGGGATCGCAAGCTGTCCGGCTGGTCTTTCGGATTTATCCGGAGAGACTTTCGTGAGGAATATACCGATTCCGGACGCGTCAGAATCGTCACGGACATGGATCTCCGGGAAGTCACCCTCGCGGATGACACCAGGATCCCGGTCTATGCCGGGACGAGCGTGCATGCAAGGGCGGACGAAGCCCCGGAAGTTATCCAGCTCCGGACGATGGACAATGACGTGATCATCACGGATGTCACGGATGACGCACCGGATCCGGAACCGGAACAGCGCGCTGAGATCGATTACAGCGATTACTACAACCGTATCAGTAAACTGAGAGACCGCTGAGGTCTCTTTTTTGATGGAGGAAAAGAACATGAACGATATCAAGACCCTCGCGGAGCAGCGTGAAGACGCGCTCGCAGAGATGACCACCCTGACCGATACCGTCAAGGCTGAAGAGAGAGCCTTCACGGAGGAGGAATCCGCAAAGTTCGCTGATCTCGAGAAGAAGATCAACGACATCGATGCAACCGTTGCCGCTATCAACAAGACCCGGACCCTTGAGCCGGCAAAAGAGGAGGAAAAGAGAACCATGGAAGAGAACAGGACCCCGGAGCTGACCACTGAAGAGCTCGAGATCAGAACCTTTGCGGACATCATCCGCAACAGAGCAGGAGACGCAAACATCACGAAGACCGCCAACGGCGCCGTCATCCCGAAGACCATCGCCAACAAGATCATCGACGCGGTCAAGGACATCAGCCCGCTGTACAGACTGTCTGAGCACTTCGATGTCCGCGGACAGCTGTCCATCCCGTATGTGGACGGTGCAAGCGATCACATCGCAGTGGCATACGCTACCGAGTTTACCGACCTCGAGGCGAAGGATGCGACCCTTCTGTCTGTCGATCTGACCGGCTATCTGGCAGGCGTCCTCTGCAAGATCTCCAAGTCCCTGATCAACGCGACTGACTTCGACCTTGTGAACTTCGTCATCAGAAAGATTGCGGCGGCCGTCGCAGTCTTCATCGACCACGAGATCATCCAGGGCACCAGCGGCAAGATCACCGGCCTGTCCGGCGCGACCAACACCGTGACCGCTGCAGCGGCTTCCGCGATCGCAGTCAACGACCTGATCGCTCTGCAGGATGCCCTCAAGTCCGCATATCAGGGCGGTGCTATCTGGGTCATGGCTCCGGCTACTTGGACTGCTATCAAGAAGGTCCTTGCCGGTACCTCCAACTACGTCCTGAATGATTCCATCGAGGGCGGCTTCTCCGGCAGACTGCTCGGCAAGCCGGTATACACTTCCGATCAGGCCGACGCAATGGCAACCGGCAAGCGCGCTGTCTTCTATGTCAACCCGGCAGAGGCACTTGGGACCAAGCTGGTCGAGGATTCCGTCCAGGTCCTCAATGAGAAGTATGCTGTCCAGCACGCTGTCGGTGTTGTCGCATGGTATGAGGCTGACTGCAAGGTTCAGAACCAGCAGGCTGCAGCCGTCCTTGTGATGGCTTGATGAAAGTCAAGGCGAAGATCGCCTTCGCCGGTATCGGTTTCGGCGCGGCTTCCGGTGAGGTAGTAGACCTCCCGGAGGCCATCGCGGCCGATGTTATCAAGGCCGGATACGCTGAACCCGTGGACGAGCCGGTTAAGGCAAAGAAGGCTAAGAAGAAAGGATAACCCATGACGGTAAGTGCGCTGACATATTCGGATCTGGCAAACTATCTCCGCATTGAGGCTGCCGATATCACAACTGCGGAGCAGGCCACACTCACGGCTTTCCTGTCGGCGGCGGTCGAGTATGTCCAGACGTACTCCGGACTGACGACCGAAGAGTGTGACGAGCACGCGGATATCGCGATCGCGGTGCTGTGTGTCGCTGGTGACTTTTATACGAACCGCGACATGTACACCAACCTCAAGGGCACCGGGACCGCGACCGTCAACCGTACCGTGCAGGCTATCCTCGACAAGTACGCGACCAACCTCGTCCCCATCGTCGAAGATGAGGATGAGGATGAGGACGAGGAGGAGAGCTAATGTACCAGCTTGATGCAGGACGCCTCAACAAGCGCGTCAGTATCTACGAGTACACAACGACCACGGACGCCCTCGCGCAGAGCATCACTGCCCTGACGCTCAAGTGTTCTGTCTGGGCTGAGATCCATCCCCTCCGGGCGTACGAGCGCGTCGAAGCAAATCAGAACGCGGCTGCTGAGACCTACCGCGTCATCATCCGCTACCGCTCCGATATCACGGAGCATAACGTGCTGGTGCGCGGCAGCCGGCAGTTTGAAATCACCGGCATCACGGACATCGACGAGGCGCACATCGCGCTGGAGCTTTCCTGCATCGAGAAGAAAGAGCGGGTGATCCTCGTTGGCAGTTGACATTGAGATCCGCGGCCTAGAGGAGCTGGAGCGCGACTTCGAGGATGTGTATCGCAAGTATCCCGATGAGACCGTGCAGGAGATCTTCAAACAGGGCGGTAACTTCCGGGACGACACAATCGCAAAGATGCCCTCGTCCTACAGCAAGGGCAAGCGTCCGCTAAACAGCAAGAAGGAGTGGGAGCGCAAGCGTGAGAAGGGAGACATCGGCGCGACGATCGGCGTCTCCGTCCGGTGCAAGGCTCCCCACTTCCACCTTGTCGAGAACGGACATGCGAAGTGGCTGAACGGCAAGAATACCGGGGAATATGTACCGGGCAAGTTCTACGCTAAGCGCACCCGCGCCGAGTACGTGCACAAGTTCCCGGAGGCCATGGCGAAGTTCGTGGACCGGATGCTGAAGGAGCGAGGCTTATGATCTACACCACAACGGCGGTCAAGACCGCCTGCAATACGATGCTGTCCGAGCTGTTTCCGAGCACCCCGGTCTACGCGCACACGGTTCTGGAAGGATATGAGAGACCCGGTTTTTTCACCCAGCTGCTCGGGACGGAGCTTCAGCGGCAGGGGCTGTACACGCAGCAGTACGGATATTCGTTCGTGATCACTCTCCTCGAGGAAACGCACGACGAGGCGTACTGCTTCGGCGTACTGGACACCATCCGCGAGAGCTTCGGACAGAGGGTCCAGCTGTCGGACGGACATTCCCTCATGGTCGATACCATTGAATGGGAGTGGACGGACGAGCGCTCTGACGTACTGCAGGTAACAATCGACTTTTACCCGGTCGTGGAGCTTTCCGGGCAGACGGAGGACGGCGACCTCATGGAAAACGCCACAATCAATTACACCTATCTTTTGAACGGAGAGGAGTACTATGGCTAACATTACTGCACCGTCCGTCAGTATCGCGTTTCTCGAGAAGGCCGCGAGCGTCATTAACCGTGGCGATCGCGGAATTGTTGCGATGCTGATCAAGGACCCGTCCGCGTCTAATGTCGCGGACTACACTATCTACGATGTGACGGACATCCCGTCCGCACTCACCACGGCAAACAAGGAAGCGATCGAGCTGGTCCTCAAGGGCTACATGACGAGCCCGAAGAAGATCATCGCGCACTGCGTCACCGGCGGCGTTGACGACGGATACGCTGAGGGCCTTGCCTATCTCGGCACTCAGAAGTGGAGCTGGCTCGTCTGCCCGTCCGTTGAGACGGATGCGGAGACCGCGACCGTGTCGAGCTGGATCGCGTCCCAGAGGACCGCAGGCATGTCCTACAAGGCTGTCCTGCCGAATACTGCTGCCGACAATCCCGGCATCGTCAACGTGACCTCTACGGCCACCTATGACGGCAACACGATCAACGCTGAGGTCGTCGCCTGCCGCGTCGCCGGCATCATCGCGGGCACGCCGCTCACGATGTCCTGCACGTACGCGCCGATCTACGACTTCACCGACTGCTCCCGCCTGTCCCAGGCTGACCTCGATACGGCTGTCACTGCCGGCAAGCTCGTCCTCATGTGGGACGGCGAGAAGGTCAAGATCTGCCGCGGCGTGACCAGCTTCACGACCACAAGCGCCACGCAGGGCGACAGCTTCAAGAAGATCAAGCTCGTCGAGGCGATGGACATGATCAGGGACGACCTGCTCATGACGATCCAGGACAGCTACATCGGACGCTATGTCAACAGCTACGACAACAAGTGCCTGCTGATCTCTGCGATCAACAGCTACTTCGCACAGCTTGCGTCTGAGGGTGTCCTCGCTTCCGGCTACTGCGAGATCGACGTCGATGCTCAGCGCACTTACTTCGAGGGCCAGGGCGGCACGCTTGTGGTCGACGGTGAGGAGATCGAGCTCGAAGACGCGACCGATCAGGAGGTCAAGGAAGGCAACACCGGCTCCTATGTATACCTGCGTGCGACCGTTTCCATGCTCGACGCGATCGAGGATGTCGTCCTCGACATCTATATCGGATAAGGAGGATAAGACATGAAGGGAATGACACCCACCCAGGCTATGCTGGGTACGTGGGGCGAGCTCTGGCTCGATGATGAGTACATGGCGGAAGTCAAAAAATTCCGTGCAGAAGTGACGATCAACTACGACGACGTCAAGAGCGCCAGGAAGCTGATGACCGGGAAGAAAATTACCGGGCTCGAGGGCACCGGCGAGGTCGGGCTTGCGAAGGTCAGCTCCTTCTGCATGAAGAAGATCAGCGACGCGCTGAAGGCGGGCAAGACCCCGTCCTTCAAGATCGTCAGCAAGCTCAAGGATCCCGACGCGATCGGAGCGGAGCGCGTGGTCTGCTACGGCTGCAAGTTCGAGAAGGCGACCCTGGCGGACTGGGAGGTCGGATCCATCGGAGAGGAGAGCTACAGCTTCACGTTTGAGGACTGGGAGCTCCTTGACGTCGCACTGTAATGGCTAAGAAGGGGGTAACGCACATGAATGCTGTAGAGCTCTTAATGAAACTGGACAAGGGCACCCTGTCGACGATCCCGACCAAGGAGGTAGAGATCAAGCGTCTCTCCTCCCTGACCGGGGCGAATTTTATCGTAAAGCTGAAGGCGATCTCCGGAGAGAAGTTCAATGCCATCGCCTCCCGGATCGACCGGGAGAACGACGCGGCGAACTACACCTCGAGCAAACACCTGCTCCTCGAGAGCATGGTGGAGCCCGACCTCCGGGATCACGCCCTGCAGGAGCATTTCGGGGCAGCCACGCCGCTCGACCTGATGGAGAAGATATTCCTCGCAGGTGAGATCATGCAGCTGGCGTCCGATGTGACTGACCTGTCCGGCTTCGGCGGCAACATTGAGGCAGAAATAAAAAACTGATATACGCGGATCCGGACGTAAACGCCGCCTATGTCCTGTTCCGTGAGAAAAACATCATGCCCTCACAATACTACGCCCTCTCGTATGGAGAGCGTATCGTTGTGAGGGCTTTTCTGCGACAAGAAGTAAAGGAACGAAAGCAGGAAGCGGAGAAACACACATGAGCAACAGAGTGATAGACGTCCTGCTCCGTATGCAGGACCAGGGCTTTACATCGACCCTGAAAAACTCGGTGAACCTCCTGCAGGCATATGGCCGGAACGGCGACATGATGCGACGCTCTGTTGCCAAGACAGGCAAAGCGCTGGAGGGCATGGGCAGGACGATCACCACGGCTGTCACGCTCCCGATCGTCGGCATGGCGGTCACCGGCACGAAGAAGTTCGGAGAAGTCGACAAGACCCTGCGCCTCGTGAGCGAGACGATGGGGAGCACGGCGGAAGAGTCTGAGGCACTTTCGAAGGCGATGCAAACGGCTGCGTCGAACTCCGTCTTCACGATGCAGGAGTCTGCCGACGCGACCTTGAACTTTGCGCGGCAGGGCTTCAACGCGGCTCAGGCCGCTGACATGCTGACCCCTGCGCTCAACCTTGCGGCAGGCACTGCCACGGACCTGAGCACCGTCACGGGCGGCCTCGGCAACGCCATGAAGGCATTCGGCGCGGAGTCCGGGGACGCGACATACTACGCGGATGTCCTCGCGACGGCACAGTCCAAAGCGAACACCACGGTCACGGACCTCTTTGAGTCCATGTCCAACGCGGGCCCGGTCTTCAAGTCCGTTGGCTGGGATATCAGCGACCTCGCCACCGCTACGGCCATTTTTGGCGACAATGCCATCGCAGGAGCTGAGGCAGGCACGGCGATGAAGTCGGGACTTGCAAACCTGTCCAGCAACAGCCAGGCAATAGCCATGCTCGACAAGCTGGGCGTGAGCATCTTCGACGCGTCCGGGAACATGCAGGACTTTACGGTCGTGCAGGAGAAACTGCATGACGCATTCGAGGGCCTGACGCAGGAGGAGAAGCTGCAGGCTGCCTCGGCACTGTTCGGCAAGATGCAGATGTCCCGCTGGCTGGCACTGATCAACGAGAGCCCGGCCCGCGTCCGTGAGCTGTCCGGAGCGATCGACGAGGCGACGGTCAAGTCCCAGAGCCTGAGCGACGCGCTCATGAGCGGCATGGGCGGCTCGCTGGAGAAGCTGAAGAGTACCTTCGACGTCTTCCAGTATAACGTCGGCAAGATCGCGAGCGAGGTCTTCCAGCCGCTGGTCGATAAGATCACGGGCGTGCTCGACGCCTTCAACAAGATGGATCCGGCACAGCAGACGCAGATAGTCAAGTGGGCAGCCATCGCAGCTGCGGTCGGGCCCGCCCTCATCATTTTCGGCAAGCTCGTCATCGGCGCGTCGAAGGTCCTCGGCGTTATGTCCAAGATCTCCAAGCTCGGCGGCATCATCAAAGCTGCGTTTGCGGTTATGGCGGCTCCGGCGACGGTGGTCATCGCGGTCATCGCTGCCGTCGGTGTTGCAATCGCGGCGGTGGTAACGCATTTCGATACGCTGAAACAGCGGCTGTCCGAAAACGCGGCGACGTTCGACAGGACAAAAGAAGCCATGGGCCGCCTGCATGACAAGCTCCAGCCTATCATCGACAAGGGTGCGGAGCTTGCGAATTTCCTCTGGGACGTCCTCGGGGATGCCCTTGCGAGCGGCGTCGGCGATATCATCGTCTTCGTCACGGATCTGTTCGGCGGCCTCTGCGACATGATCAGTACGGTTATTGACTGGTTTAACAAGCTCGGCGAAATGGTCGGGCCGGTCATGGATAAGGTCGCCGGCGCTGTCGGCAAGGTGCAGGGGTTCGGTGCGCAGGCAATCGGGTTCCTTAACAGCCCGGTCATCGGCGGGAACGCGAGCGGCACATCGTCCTGGCGCGGCGGCTTTACGCGGGTGAACGAGAATGGCGGCGAGATCATCGACCTGCCGCAGGGATCCCGGATCTACCCGCACGAGCGGAGCATCAACATGGCACGGCAGGCGTCGAACAGCATCATGATCCCGAAGCTTGCCGATCAGATCGTCATCCGCGAGGACGCGGACATCGAGCGCATCGGGGACATGCTGGTCAGGCGGCTGAAGACGGCAGCGGGCAATATGGGAGGTGTCTATGGAAGTATGGCTTAAGGGGGCGAGACTTTTTCAATTTCCAGTCAACCCTGCCTCCTACACCGTCACGACGGAGCGGGGCGATGAGATAGTAGACATCAATGCCCTCGGTGAAATAGACCTCGGAGGCAAGCGCAAGCTTAAGAGCGTGAGCTTTTCCGGCTTCTTCCCGTACGAATACGCGGATTACTGCACCTACGCGTCCTTCCCTGACCCTGAGACCTGCGTCGAGATAATCGAGGACATCATGGCGGGGAATCCTGCCAAGCTGACCATCACCGGCACGCCCATCAAGATGTATTGCCGGGTGAGCTCCTTCAGCTGGGGCGAGCAGGACGGCAGCGGCGACATCTACTACGACATCACCCTGACAGAGCACCGTGGCGTGCAGGCTGTCCGGTCGAGCGTGACGGTGGACGAGGCAATAGCAAAGCGTGCCCTGCCGCCGGTATCGACGCAGGCCGTCGAGGTGGTAAAGCAGGAGGGAGAGTCCCTGTCTGCTGTGGCACGGCGGACGACAGGATCCACGAGCAATAAGGGCCCGATAGCGACGTACAACAAGATCAAGGAGACTGTCGGGAGCTCTGCGGTCGCCCAGACGCTTGTCGTCAAGGACGGCACGGTCATGAGCAATACCAAGGCACGGAAGAGCCAGAAGGTCACGGAGTCCATCGGAACGTACGCGAGAGCCAAGGTCGGCAACGCCCAGACGAAGAAGTCCGGCGCGGAGGCATTCACCGGCACCGGCGGGCTCGTGCTCGATACGGCTAACAGCCTGCCGAGCGCAGGGACCTCGACGCATACGTCCTCCAGCGGACGCACCCACGGAGGCGGCAAGGGCGGGAGGTACTTCTGATGACAGTGTACCTCTACAAAAACGACGGCTCCGAGAAGTACGACCTGACGCAGCTCGTCTCCACAATAGAGTGGAGCGGGTCTGCGGCGTCGGCAGGGCGCACCCTGCAGGTGGAGGTCGTCAACGCTCCATATGATACGAGCATCTCGGTCCCGGTCATCGCGTCTGGGGATTACCTGAGCCTCGTGGATGACACGGAGGGCGAGGTCTTCCTCGGGCAGATATTCGGTATCGAGCGGTCGAGCCAGCTGGGGACGATTTCCTATGTTGCCTATGACATGATGAAGAACCTGCTCGAGTCAAAGGGACAGTACGTTTTTCATAATGTCACGCCCGAAGCTGTCGCGGCTCAGGTCTGCGCGGACGTGCAGGTGCCTGTCCGCTACCTGTACCCGACAGGGGTAAACATCGAGAGCCTCATCTGCGACCAGATGACCCTCTACGACATCATCATGGCGGCGTACACCAAAGCGTACCGGGTGACCAGGATGCAGTACTTCCCGATGATATACAAAAGGCAGTTCGCGGTGTACTCGACCGTCTGGGTCGTTAACGGCATGACGCTGTCGGACGAGGTCAATATCTTTGCCTCGGACATCTCTGAGAGCGTAGACGAGCTCCACAACGTGGTCAAGATATACGACGACAACGGGACGCAGATAGGGCAGGTCAGCGACGCTGACAGCATCGGCGTGTATGGCGTGTTCCAGGAGCTCTACAAGCAGGAGAAGGGCGTCGACCCTGTGACCGCCGCGAACAACATGCTGACCAAAGCGCCGACGCAGGAGATCAAGGTCTCCGCGCTGGGCGACATCAATGCCTTGTCTAATTACTACATCAAGGTCACCGACGGCGCGACGGGTCTCTCCGGGCAGTATTGGATAGCATCCGATACCCACAAATGGGAGCACGGCGTACACACGATGGAGCTGGAGCTCCGTTTCGAGGCACTCATGGACGAGAAGGAGGGGACGTCATGAGCTGGAAGGAAGAACTGGTCAACATGATGCGGTCTCCGGAGGCGTCTCAGATAAAGCTCGCGAAGATGACCGGCGCAGACAGCTGCAAGGTGGGGAGCATGGAGCTGGGAGCGGATGACATGCTTTTCAACGACCGGCTGCAGGCCACGGCAAAGGTCGAGGGCGACACACTCGTGCTCAACATGCAGGAGAGCGTGCAGTCCGGCGATACCGTCGCGGTCTATCAGGTTTCCGATTCACAGTTTCTTGTACTGGGAAGGATGGTGAAGACATCATGAGCATCCTGCCGACTTTCATGCAGAGCGCAGCAGAAGAGGACACGTCCACGACGGAGAGCGCGGCAAGCATCCCGATCGAGTACGGCATGGACTTCGAGACCGGACAGCTGACCGGGCTGAAGGTCGAAGGAATCGAGGCGGTCAAGGTGTGGGTGTGGAATTGCCTGCATACCCAGCGCTTCCGGCACGCTATATATTCCTGGGACTACGGCGCGGACATCGAGCAGTACATCGGCGTCACGGTCACGCAGGAGTACCTCGAGACGGACTGCCGGGACGAGGTGCGCGATACCCTGATGGTCAACCCTTATATTCAGGGCATCGACGAGTTTTACGCGACCATCACCGACGACAAGCTGTATATGCGGTTCCTGATCAACACGACCTTCGGGGACGAGGAGGTAAACATCAATGTATGAAGCTATGACATATGACGCCATTCTCGCCACTGCGATGGCAGAGGTCAGCGATGACGTCCAGAAGGGCGAGGGGAGCCTCGTATATAACGCCTTGTCAGTCCTCGCTTTTGAGGTCGAGAAGGCGTACACGCAGCTGGACTACGTCATCGAGCAGAGCCATGCCGACACGGCGGACCTCGAGAACCTGATCCTGATCGCGTCTGACCGCGCTATCGAGCGCGAGGCGGCGACCAATGCGATCGTGAGCATCACGGCAAACATCGCCCTGCCGATCGGGTGGCGCGGCTCCCTGAAGGGGTACACCTACAAGGTGACGGCCCTCATCAACGCAGGGACGCACACGTACAGGGCACAGTGTGAGGAGGCCGGCAGCGGGCCTAATACCATGCTCGGCGACCTGACCCCGATCGACTACGTGGCAGGGCTGGAGACGGCCACCATCACGGCCGTGCTTGTCCTCGGCGAAGATGACGAGACGCAGGAGAGCCTGCTCGCAAGGTACAAGGCGAGCTTCGGCATCGAGGCATTCGGCGGCAATATTGCGGACTACAAGGACAACGTCAATGCGTTCTCGGGTGTCGGCGGCTGTAAGGTGTACCCGGTCTGGAACGGTGTCGGCACGGTCAAGGTCGTGGTCATTTCCTCTGACTACGGTGCCTGCTCCCAGTACCTCATCGACGAGATCCAGGAGGCCGCACAGCCCACCGGAGGCGACAGCGGCAGCGGCTTCGCCCCGATCGACCACACGGTCACGATCGCGAGCGTCACGGAGACGACCGTCGACATCACGACGACCATCACTTACACGACCGGGTACAGCTGGAGCACGATCGGATCCGAGATAGAGGCGGCCATCAGCGCGTACTTCCTGTCGCTTGCAGCGAGCTGGTCGGACGGGGGGGATGACGACTTTATTACCGTCTACGTTTCCCGCGTGGAGAGCGCGATCCTGAGCATCACCGGCGTGACGGACGTCACCGGGACGACGCTTAACGGCAGCGCGGCAAACCTTGCGCTGGCGACCGATGCTGTGCCCGTCCTCGGGGAGGTGACGGCATGAGCACGCAGATAGACATCCTGCACTGGCTCCCGCCGCACATCGCCAACATCGACGAGTACCAGCAGATAAGGTTAGCTTATAACAAGGTTCTGACCGACCTGCAGGCAGCTGTCGAGCAGGTGTATGCAAACCGGCACTTCGACACGATGGACGCCAACGAGTGCACGTACTGGGAGACCCTGATGGGCATCACCCTCGACGGCGACGAGAGCCTCGACGAGCGGAGGATGGCTATCAAGGGTAACAACGCGAGCTCGATCCCGTTCAATGAGGACAAGTTCAACGAGGTGCTGACGCAGATGGTCGGCGCGGGCTACTACACCCTGACCATCAACGCGGCGGCTAAGACGCTGGTGGTCACGCTGACGCTCGAAAAGATATCGAAGTACGCCTATATCACCTGGCTGATGCGGCAGATGGCTCCGGCGGACATGTCCGTGACGGTGAGCATCATCTACAACCGCCACAGGGAGTTTATAACGTACACGCACACGCAGCTTGCGGCATATACACATGACGGTCTGCGGACCAGCACGGACTTTAACGGAGAGTGATGACCTATGTCTACGACGACAACTAATTACGGTCTGGTTAAGCCAGATGCAGCGGACTTTTATGATGTAAGTGTTTTTAACACGAACGCCGACACCATCGACACGCAGATGAAGCAGAACGCCGACACGGCAGCAGCTGCTACGGCTGCGGTCGCGGGACGCTTCCCGGTCTCCGTCGCTGACGGCGGCACGGGGCAGACGACAGAGGCGGCAGCGGCGAACGCTTTCGTGAATGCCCTCGACACGGAGAGCACGACCCCGCAGGACACTGACTACATCGTCGCCCAGACTGCCGGCGGCGGTACGACGGACTACAAGCGCAAGCCCCTGTCCGCGCTCTTCACGTGGATAACGGGCAAGCTGTCCGGCGCGATAAGCACGGTACTGACCAGCAACCTGACGGCGGCGCGTGCGGTCGCGACCAACAGCTCCGGGAAGCTGGCTGTCAGTTCCGTCACCACAGGTGAACTCGGACGCCTCTCCGGCGTGACTTCCAATGTCCAGAACCAGCTTGACAGCAAACAGGCGACCATCACCGGAGCCGCGACAACCATCGCGTCGAGCGACCTGACTGCCAGCCGGGCACTGGTATCCGACAGTGACGGCAAGGTGGCGACGAGCGCGGTAACGGCGACGGAGCTCGGCTATCTGGATGGCGTCACGTCCAAGGTACAGACGCAGCTCAATGCCAAACAGGGCACCATCTCGGGCGCGGCGACCACGATCACGAGCACCAACCTGACGACAAACCGGGCGCTCATCTCCAACAGCTCCGGCAAGGTGGCGGTGAGCGGTGTGACGAGCACGGAGCTCGGATACCTTGACGGTGTCACATCGAAGATCCAGACACAGCTGGATGCGAAGCTGGAGAGCAGTGACCTGTCCGGTCTGGTCATCACCCGGAACTATACCACCGACAACATGGTGGCGGCGCAGAACACCAGCACGGAGCTGACGTACACGATCCCGGCGGTCTCCGGGTACTCAGTCATGCTCGTCCTGCCTCCGTCGCTTCATGGGTCATGGGGGCTCTCCATCTGCTCCTACAACTACAACGCGAGCACCCGCGTGCTGACCTTCAACGTAAACAACTACAAGGAAACGAGCGCGACCTTCTACGCGACCATCACCTGCCTGCTCGTCTCCAACTGACGGAGGTAGCCTATGGCTGACATCGCAAATGTAAAGCTAAACGGCATCTCGTACAGCGTAAAGGACCAGACTGCCCGGGACACTGCCGGGAACGCGGCTTCGGTCGCGGCAAACGCCAAGAATGCCGCAGACGCTGCCACGGCTGCAGTGGCTGGCAAGCAGGACACGATAACGGGCGCGGCTACGACCATAACCTCCAGTAACCTGGCGGCTTCAAGGGCACTTATATCGAATGGATCCGGGAAGGTGGCCGTGTCTGCGGTCACCTCGACGGAGCTGGGATACCTGGATGGTGTGACGAGCAAAGTCCAGACACAGCTCGACGCGAAGCAGGGGACGGTCTCCGGAGCGGCAACGACGATCGTTGACGACGACCTGACCGCGAGCCGCGCACTCGTGAGCGATGCGTCCGGCAAGGTGGACGTCTCTGCTGTGACGGACACGGAGCTGGGATATCTCGACGGCGTGACGTCAAAGGTGCAGACACAGCTGGACAGCAAGGTGGACGCGCCGACAGGCGAAATATCCATGTACTTCACGACCTGCGCGGGGCAGGTCACAGGGAGCTCCAAGCGCGTGTATTTCTTCGTTCCCATTCAGGGCGTGGCGTCTGGTGCGACCATTACCTTCGGCGGCGTGTGGAATATCCGAGGGGTGTCGGGCAACATCCTGACGAACGGCTCGTTAGATTCTCTCGGCACGGTCTCGTATGTCATCCGTACACTGGGCATCGACGTCCGTATCTCCCTGAGCTCCGCGCCGAGCGTGACGAACAACACGCCGTGCGTAGTACAGGGCGGCACGGGCGCGACCATGACAATTTCATAAGGAGGAGAAGCAATGGCATCTCTCTATAAAACAGCATCCTGGTATGTGGACGACACAGGGACAGCACAAACGCCTACGGTCAAATACCACGACGATCGTTTTGCCGCTGAGAGGCAGTACCACCTGTTTTGCGCGGCTGCCGCGACGTCGGAGTACCCGATACACACGGCCACCCTCGAGATGGTAGACGGGACGCGGCTGAAAAAGGAGACCTACAACCACAGCACTGACAGCACGGAAGAGACAGCAGAGGAGTAACAAAATCATACTACCCGGAAGGAGGTAGACACCAATGGACGAAGTGACAAAAGCCGAACTCCGCCGGATAGACGATGAGAATGCGCGGCAGAACAAGCGTATCGAGAAACTGGAAAATACCATGGAAGAGATACGGAAGATCTCGACCAGTGTCGAGCGGCTTGCCATCAACATGGAGAATATGTTGAGCGAGCAGAAAAAGCAGGGAGACCGGCTCGACGAGCTGGAGGCGAAACCGGCAGAGGCGTGGACGACCATGCAGCGCACCATCCTGACGACGATCTGCGGGGCGCTTGCCGGCGCTGTCGCGTTTGGCTTGATGCAGATGATAGCGGTGTACGCCGCGAGATAAGGAGGTATTATGGAAGGAATCGATTGGAAGCGGAAGCTGACGAGCAGGAAGCTGTGGGTCGCGGTCGCCGGATTCGTGTCGGGGATCCTGATCTTCATCGGGTGCAGTGAGAGCGACGCGGCGCAGGTCGCCTCCCTGATCATGTCCGGGGCGTCCGTGATCGCCTACTGCGTAGGCGAGGGGCTCGCTGACGGAGGCCAGCGATGAGCGCGTACACCGCCGGGCAGGAGGTCCTCTGCGGGGACTACTACCAGTACACGCCGAGCGGGGCGGCCCAGTTCAAGAAGGCCGGCCGCTGGACGACCACGCCGAGCAT